GTGTTATATAGTCCTTGATGCAACGGTCACATACTGACAGCCTTTTTACTGTTTCGAGTTGTGATGTGTGTTTGAAGACTAGCCGAAGACGAACAGTGGTAGGCGTCTTACGTTGCTTGACTATAAACTTTGAGACAGGGCGTGACTGCCAAGATTCAACAGAACATTCTATATTATTATTGTTGTCCTAAGTGCGGCTATATGAGCATTGGCGTTACTCATACGGATTGGCTGCACTGTGGGCATAAGCGTTGTGGCTTACGGTTTATACGGTTTGGCAACACAATAGATGAGTGGGAGTACAGGAGGATATGGGGATGAACAAGACACCTGAAGAGTTAGCGGAAGAGTATCTCAAAAATAATCATGAATACTTCTCTGCTAAAGAAGCATTTCTTGCTGCCTACAAAGCTGGCTACAAAGCCGCAGCGCCGCAGTGGATTAGCGTTAAGGATCGGCTGCCGGAAGAAGATGTTGCGGTTTTAGTGTACGGCCAAGTATTGAACGATCCTCCTGATGTTATCGGTGTTAGGCGAAGATACAATGGCGATCAAGATTGGAAGCATACTTGGGAATCTGAAGACGGTTTTATTTATCAAGAAGATAGCGTGACTCACTGGATGCCGCTACCTTGGATGCCGCTACCTGCTGCGCCAAAGGATGAAGCATGAAAACACCTAAAGAGTTGGTAATGAAAACACCTGAGCAGATGGCAGAGGAATGGGCTTCAAGTCGCTGGTATGCGAACCACGATCCGACGGTTTCGGGTGAATCAAAGGTTGCCTTTCTCGCTGGTTATCAGGCCGCAAAGCCGCAGTGGATCTCGGTGAAGGATCGGTTGCCGGAAGAATTTAATGATTACGTTGCATTTGGATACGGACCGACTATACCTGCTCGTCATTTTCTTGCGGAATATGAGCCAAAAACTAAGCGTTGGTATGAAAGAGATCATGATTGGGATTTAACGGACACGATTCTTTACTGGATGCCGCTACCTAAACCACCAGAGGAATAATGGGTATTGAACACCGCATGAAGGATGAGACAGACGACAATTATTGGAAGTGCCCTTACTGTGGGGTTGTCGAAGAATTTGATGTTGATATGCCTAAGGATAATACGATTGAGTGTAGTGAGTGTGGCGATAAGTCAAAGCCGCATCAGCATCTCGCTACCTGGGAAGACTTTTGGCTGTATTGTCAGAGCTTAAAGGATATATGAGTGAATCAACTGAACTAAAATGGATAACTCCTGAACAACGAGAAAAATTTCATGGAGTGTTTAAGCATGAGGATGAGATATGGCCAGACGGCTATGTGCAAATTTGGATTCCTAATGACTTAAATCATTTTGCTACCGTAATTGGCTGGAAGAAAGTTATTAAAGGTGAATGTGTTCTTATTGTTGGGTTTAGAAATCCATTTGGCATAGAACCAAAAGCAATTCATTTGCCAGGTGATCAATATAAGTATTGGTGCGAACTTCCAAGATATACCGAAGAGATGGAAGCAAAACGCAATAAGATTATTGCTGAACAAGATAAAGGAAATTTCATGTATCCGTATCCAGAGGAATAATGACTGAAGCCAACGAGCGTATAGTATGGGCTCCCCAGTCAGGTCCGCAGGAAATGCTAGTAGCGTGTCCTATTACCCTTATAGGCTACGGTGGCGCTCGTGGTGGCGGCAAGACCGATGGGGTGTTAGGTAAGTTTGCTATCAACCAAGAACAGCTTGGAGAAACATTTAACGCCATATTCTTTCGTAAAGAGCTACCTCAAGCAGACGATCTTATAGAGCGAGCCAAGCAGATTTACCTACCGCTTCGTGCTCACTGGCAGGACCAAAAGAAGCAGTTTACGTTTCCCAATGGTGCAAGGTTAAGATTTAGGCCGTTAGCTGATGATAGTGATGCTGAGAAATATCAAGGGCAGAATTTGAGTCATGCGGCCATTGAGGAGGCAGGAAACTTCTCTAACCCTAGCCCTCTTTGGAAGTTGTTTGGAGCACTGCGAGGGAAAGGGGGTGGACAGGTTATTCTTACCTTTAACCCTGGAGGTGTTGGTCATCACTGGCTTAAAGAGTTGTTTATTCGACCAGCTCCAATGGGCAAAAAGATACTTACTAAGGCGTTGCCTAATGGAAGTAGCTTTGATTACATTTATATTCCTAGCCGTATAGCAGATAACAAAATTCTACTTGCTCAAGACCCAGAGTACATCAATCGTTTGCACATGGTTGGTAGTCCTGAGCTTGTGCGAGCGTGGTTAGAGGGAGACTTTGAAATCCATGAAGGTAGCTACTTTCCAGAGTTTAGCAGTCGCCACATTATCCCTCCTTTTAATGTTCCTAAGCATTGGCCTCGTTATCTTGGTTATGACTGGGGGTTTCGTAGTCCTTTTGCCGCTGTGTGGGGCGCTGTTAGTTCTGGACGAGACGATAAGGGTAATGAAGTACCTTACCCAAAAGGTGCAATCGTTATTTACCGAGAGATGCACGGAAAAGGAATTGACAACGTGCAACAAGCAGAGCGTATTGCCTCAGTCTCAGTTGGAGAGAACGTCCATGCCGCAGCAGATCCTTCCATCTTCAACAACCAAGGTGGACCAAGTATCGCAGACCAGTTCCATACAGTGTTTGCAAAGTACAAGCATCCAAACTTCAGGCAAGCCGACAATGACCGTCTATCAGGGTGGTCGCAGATAAGACAACGGTTGGTTGCAAAGCCCGCTCTGTTGTATATTACCACCAACTGCCCAGGACTATTAGAAGCTCTACCTAGTTTGGCGATTGACAAGCGAAGGCCAGAGGACGTTGATACAGAAGGTAACGACCATCTTCCAGATGCTTTACGCTACCTCTGCAAAGAACGCTTAATTGATAGTAAGTGGGAGCAGCCAGCAGAAGTATTCAACAAAGGCGTGATTAAGTTACAAGCGTATATCGCACAAATGCGGTCGCAACGAGGTAGAGCTACAATATGAAGATTAAGCCATTAGTTGAACGATTTTCTTCTACCTATTGGAAAACCGAGATTACTCGTGCGGAAGAGCGATCCAAAAAGTTCATCGAAATGGCTGAGGAATCCATTCGTGTTTACAACGCTCAAAAGCAAGTAGGTATTCTAAATGATACTGAACGACGACTTAACGTATGGTGGTATTGTGTTAATACTCTCCTACCTGCTTATTATTCTTCCACGCCAAAAGCAGAAGTAAGCCTTCGTAAACGCACTGGCGGAACAATAGAGGAACTATCCGCTACGTTCTTAGAGCGAAACATTCAATACAACATGGATGTAAATTTCCCGTTTGATAACGTGGGATACAATGCAGCATTGCAGTTCTTGCTTACAGGTCGTGCAGTTCTTTGGGCAAGATACGAGGCAGAGATTGAAGAGAACGAAGTTGAAATAGCTCTTTTCCAAGCGCCAGATGGTTCTTTAATTGATGACAAGGGAGCCCCATTTACCCAAGAGATACTTGAGCAGCGAGAAGGGCCAGGAGGTCTAATCCTTGCTACAGTTAAGACCGAAGGCAAAAGCGAAGAGTATGCGCTGCTTGATGTAGTTCAATATAACGATTATTTCTGTTCAGATGCTCGTAATGAGACCGAAGTAGAGTGGCGCTCCCGTCGTGCATATCTTAATCGCATACAAGCAGAAGCGTTGTTTGGTGCTGCTATTGCGGATGAGATGCACTTTGATTCATTCCCAGACAAGTCCATAAAAGACTGGAACAAAGATGCCGATAAGTACGAAGGGAAGGCAGAGGTCTTTGAGATTTGGTGTGAAGAGACCGAGACAGTTTATTGGGGCCATAAAGCTGCTAAAGAGTTTATCATTCACAAGTCTGAGCCACCTATAGACTTTGAGAGCTTCTACCCTTGCTCAATTATTGCACAGTCGGCAGATCCAGATAGCGTAATTCCAGTATCAGACTATGCCCACGTTAAAGACCAAATTCTCGAGATTGAGCGGCTTACTACTCGTGTTCATGCCGTAACTCAGACTATTCGCACTAACGCTCTTTATGATGCTTCCCTTGGCTTGCAAGTGGAGCAGCTTATGGTTGGGGATCTAAAGATGGTACCAGTAATAAACTGGCCGTCTTACAAGTCTCGTGGTGGTATTCAATCTGGCGTTGAGTTTATGGATATTACTCCATACGTTAATGCCCTCCAGCAGCTTCAGGCAGCACGACAATCTGCATTGTCCCAGTTGTACGAAACACTAAAAGTAAGCGATCTCCTTCGTGGAACTAGCG